GTACAATCTCTGATTAGGAGAAAGACAAGTTGGAAACAGCAATCTCACCCACATAGTCACCAGCGTTACCGAAGCTGCTAGCGGTGTTGGTAAGTTCAATGTAGCCATAACGTGTCATGAAGCTCACGACTGGTTCGAATGTTGTTGGGTCAAGAACAACACCGCTGCTCATCAAAGGAATGTATGGGCAGTAGAATGCAGGAGCGTCAGCTTCGCTGGAGCCCTTGTATCCAACCAGCACAGGAGTTGTGTCGCTGGCATAGCTGTCAACGAACACACGCATTGCGCCGTTCAATGTACCAACAAACTTGGTGTTGGTAGGTGCTTCGAAAGTACCTTCTGTGGTACGAGCAAAAGCAGAAGTAGTAGCAGACTGCAGAACAGTCAGAGCAGCTGAAGAAACAACAGCGTAGTTACCAGCGCCACGACGTGTACGTTGGGCGATCAGGTTAGCAACACGGTTGATCAACACAGCCAGAGCAGCGTGTTCGTCACCAACGAATGTAGCAGTACCAGAAACGGTAGCTTGGTTGTATGTGAACTCAGTAGCAGCCAAAGAACGCAAGCTGAGAAGGATTTCTTGGTCAATCTCAGCGGTAATTTCTTGAGCCAGAGCAGCCATGATTTCTGCTTCTACGTCAATACCGTGCATGGCTTGAGCGTCTTGTGCAGATTCAAATGTCCAACGAGCTTGCAACTTACGTGTGCGAGCTTCAACGGCCTGCTTCAGGATTTGCACAGAAATTTGCTTACCGCCTGTACCTTCCATGGTAGCTGTGTTACCACCGGTATAACCAGTAGCTGTAGCTGTACCTTGGGGAACAGTAGAATAAGCCTGTGCAATTGTGAATGGGCTCAATGCTTCAGTACCAGCTGTGACGCTTGTAGCGGCAGCAGATTGGTCTGTCAAGCTCTGGGCGTAACGAACACGCAGAGTGTGAATTTGACCAACTGGACCAGTCATGGGCTGCACGCCAACCAACTCGTTAGCAATAACGGTGGGCATAACACGACGGATAACTGGCAGAATCACACGGTTAAGTGTGGCAATGTTGCCAGATGCTGTGGAACCAGCTGTTGCGTTTTCTTTCAAATACTTGCGTGTATTCTCTAGGATAACGCCCATGCTGTTGCGCTTGGAGCCGTTCAGACCTTCAAGCAGTGCTTCTTTGGTCTCGCCCCAGCGGCTTTCTAATAGTTCTTGTGACATTTAAGTCTCCTATAAAAAATTTTATAACCCTGCCAGGCGCTTGAGGTCAATAACGTTGCTCTTAACATCGCGATCTTCCTGTTGACTACTTGGAACAGTTTTATCCCCAGTTGCGACAGAAACGTTTTCTGTGATCACTTTAGAGGCTTTCACAGAGCGGTCTTCCAACACGGCTGGTAGATACTTTTCAAAAGCGTTTTTCAAACGAGTAGTTTGTACGCTTTCCAGTAAATTACGCATGACTTCAGCTTTTTCCTTGTTTAAGGGACTCAGCAATTCTTGCATCAGGTCTTGACGCTCATTGCTTTCCTTGATCATGCGTATTTCACGTTCTTTGCTCTCGGCAACGACTTTGGCTCGTTTAACGAGATCGATGGCTTCACCTAATTGCTGATCTTTCTTGGCCAATGCATTGTATAACTTGCGTACTTCTGCCTTCTCATTGAGATGAGTAGCACCGAATTCAGCAGCATAAGCTTCAAAAATACGACGTCCAAAATTGTTCTCGCGAGCAACTTTGATGTCTTCCTGCAATTGTGTGAGTTCTGTCTTTAGATGACGGCTAACAGCTTGACTCATCTTTTGAGCACTTTCCTTAACGAAACGTGTCTTAAGAGTTTCAAGTTTTGCACGAGCTTCACGAACGAGGCGGACTTTGGTTTCCACTACGTCACGCTTGTCAGCGGCAAATTCTTGAATTTCTTTGGCCAAGGCGTGCACCATGAAGCTTTCTAGTTTTTCTAGACCTTCAGCATGCATTTTACGATCTTTGCGTAGTTCGCCAATTTCTTCAGCCAGCTTGGTCACCAAGAAGCCGTTAAACTTCTGTGCTGATTCTTGCATTTTGGCTTGAAACTTGACGCGGTCTTCAGCAAGTGCTTGCTTTTCAGCAGCCACTTGTGCGATTTCTACGGCCAGACCTTCTGTTACCATTTTATCTAAAGCTTCTACCATCACTGTTTTGTCATGTTCATAGCGTTGTGCGAACTCTTCGCGTAGTTCTGCACGAGCCTGCTCACGAGCTTCATTCAGCTTGGCTTCCCAGGCTTCATTGATCTCTTGACGAGTTTCCTCGGTGATCAGGTTGCTATCTAACAATGGTTTGATTGCATCTAACATTAGTAGATTCTCCTTAGATCTTAAGTTCTCGAATGAGTTTTACAACTTCACTCTTGAGATACTTTTGCACTTTGTTGTCTTCGCCCGCTTCCTTTGCGATCTCTAACAATCTATGACCGTACTTCATATTCATCATACTTTCATAAATTGCTTTTGGATACGCATTTGGTGCGCTGGGTTGAGCAACCACATCTATAGTGACGATTTCAAAGTCACTTACATGTCCTGTTCTGTCGTCAACGTTGCCGCTGCCACGACTTGAAACTCCTAACTTGACGCCGGATGTCAACAACGTCTTGATCAACTCGCCCATGGGGGTTGGTAAAATCTTTAGTTTGCCACAGCCGGCGTCGCCATCCATCCACATGCCTTCAACACTGTGGCAAACACGGTCTAAGTTAATCTTCAGATCATCAGGATGATCCACTTCACCTAACACCGAGTTACCTTCTTTAATCTGTTGATTAATAGTGTTTACCGCTTTGCTGATTTCGTGCATTGGATAGACGCGGTCATTTGCATTGCGTTTGTTGCCTTCAATGCAAATGCCTTTTAAGTAGAGGTTCTTACCGTGGCCATCCGGTGCAGACTCCTCTAGCACCTGGATGTTGGCCTGATTAAAGGTAAGTTGTTCTCTAAGCGTTTTCATGGATTAACCGCGTGCCACTGGGCTCTTTGTGTTAACACCTGTTGCTTGTGCCAAATGTGGCTTGGTAGCAGGCTTTTGATCTTTCATGCTGGCACCAGCTTTGTTCTGGAAGTCACCAATCAAGTCTTTGGTTTGGTTGCTGTAAACACCGGGAGCATCGTGTCTGCCACCGCCTTCGCCACCAGCGTGAACTGGCTTGACTGTGTTGCCAATTGGGCCTTTTGCGCCAGCGTTAGCGGCTACACTAGACTTCTTGTTGACGCCGCCTTCTTCAGAAGTCACTGGCTTTGGGGCTGCTTTTAATGAAATTGCTTCCATCATTTCGCCTGTGTCGTCCATCTCAATAGCGTCTCCGCCTTCTTTGGAACCAAAACCGTCGCCGTCGCCTTGGTTGTCGGTCATCAAGTCTTCAAATTCAGACATCAACTGGTCCAATTTATCTTCAAGATTCATGATGTCGTCTTTGGTGGCAGGTGCCTTGCTGTCGTGCGCATCTTCAATATCACGAGTAAGATCACCACCGGCTTTTTCAGCACCGTCATCAAACTCAGCGTCGTCGCCTTCGCCTTCCATGCTCATGCTGGTTTCGTCAGCTTCGATGTTGTCGATTAGGCTGTCGGCAGCGTCCATGACCATGGCGCCTTCTTCCATTTCTTCAGCTTCTTCCATTTCTTCAGCTTCGTCAAGATCTTCAGCTTCTTCCATTTCTTCAGCTTCTTCAAGACCTTCTTCAAGGTCAGATTCTTCTTGCATCAAATTTTCATAAATCTCACGGCTCTTGGCCACAACGATGTCATGGAAAAGTTCGCGAGCTTTTGCGTCTTCATCATTGATCACGTATTCGATCAATTGTTCAAATCTGTTCATAGGGAAACTCCTGTAAGTAAAGTGTGCTGTTATTTACACAGGAGGGGAAAAACTAGCGGTTTATGGGGTCAAAATGGCGATAAATTACATCGCCGGTGCTGCTGGTGGCGGTGCGTATTGTTGACGCACCAGTTTGAGTTTTTCTTTGTATTCAACTGTGCGCACATCATTCATTCTGCGTAGTTTGTTTAACTGACGTAGAGTTAGATGCGTTTTACGCAGATCGCCCAGTTGTGTTTGGCTGTTGTCTTGTGCTAGATCCTGGTAGGCTTCAGGATCCTTGTGCCAAAATTCATTCAGTATCATAATGAATATTTATGCTGCCGGTGGCGCTCCGGCACCGCCCACTCCGCCGGGTACCACAGGACCGGCTGGTGCTGAACCCACTTCAGGTGTGCCGGGTGCTGCTGGTTCCATTTGTGCAATTTCTTCGCCAGTTTGAATATCAGTTTCCATGGCACCTGGACTAATGCCCACTGATCGCAAATCACTGCCGGAAACTTTGATTTCAGGATCTTCACGCTCTTCGCGCCACATGTCTTCGTTTTCTTTGATTTCTTCTTCAGTTAGACCCAGGAAACGCTCAAGCATGAAGCGTTTGCTCATGTAGGGCAAAGGTTCCAACTGCATAAAAGCTTGGATTCTTGTGTTGTCTAGTTCGCTTTGACGGTAACTGGCAAAGTTTTGAGGTGCGTTAAATGTTAGATTAAACAGGCCCGAGTCTATGTTGAACCCACGCCACTTCAAGAACATCTTGAATTCGTCGTCAAGTTTTTGTGAAATTAGCTGCTGCAAACGTTCACAATACTGGTTGAATCTATACTCTTGAATCAGTGCTGTGCCCACTTTTCCGTCGCTTAATGCACGGTCTGAGTCGTCAGGACCAGTGGGCAAATAGCTGCTAGGCACACGTAGGCCACGTGCCATTTTGTTGTTAAAATACTTTAAATCGTCAATTTCGCCTAGATTTTGACCGCCTTGTAGCACATCTACGCTAGAGCCACGACCGTCTTGTCCTTGAGGGAAGAAGTAGTCTTCGTTGATTGACAGTGGATTATAACTGGAATCCATCATGTTTTGTCCGCCACCTGTTATGGTGGGGATTCTACGCTGGTGCATCTCGTTCTTGATGCGTTCCACAAACTGCATGGCAAGGTGGCTGGGCATGTTGCCCACGTCAATTTTGAACACTCTGCGCTCAGGAGCACGGCTCACACGATAGATAAGAATAGCGTCTTCCAGCAGTTCTTTCTGCTTGTAAACCTTGTAAATCTGTTCCAGTACTGATCGTCCAAATGGCCAGAACACATCCAGGCCTTCGTTTAGGCTGCAATGTACCACGTGTTTGGCGTCAATTGTGGCTTCGTTCATGGCATGCATGAAACGACTGTTGCCCACACCGCCACCCACGCCACCATTGGGCATGGTGTAGTTTGCACTGCCGCTGATTGTGCCTGTCACCGGGTTGGTCATGTAGTCTGTGGTGGTTTTTGCTGCCACAGTCATGTTCTGGAAGTTGGGGTTGATGTCACGAATCACATACTGTTCGGGACGTTTGCCTTCTGACTCGTTAACAATGATGCGCATGACCTTGCTCATGTCCACCCAGTACATTTCAAATGTTTCTGGGTCTCGCACAAACACTTGATCACCGTACTTGATGGTGTTGCGGAACAGTTTGAAGATGCGTTGATCCAGCTTGTTGATCTTGACCCACTGCTGCATCTGCTTTTTGATGATTGATATTTCGTGATCAGTGGGTTTGTCGTTGTACTTTACATCAAACGGTGTACCGTTGGTTTCTGACATCTGCGTGCTAAATTCAGCAATGATGTCCAAACAGGCATTGACTTCCGAGTCCATGTCCATGTTTTCGTACTGATTGTACCGCTCAATTCGATTGGGGTGACCCGAATAAACTTCAGGCAGTCTTGATGCATAATTGCGAAATACAAAATCAGCTTGCGCAGATGCACTGTTGCCATCGTTGCGGGAATAGCCCGGCAGACCAAATTGATTTGTGCCCGATATTGGGCTTTGCACTCCCGAAGTGTCTGCTACCTTGAAGTACTTTCTCCAGCCTTGTTGTTTGTCTGCCATAGTGGTTTATTTACCGGGATCAGCTTTGGATTCGCAGTATCTTGGTTTGTATGTCGTTGCCGTTCTTGGCAATTCTAATTAACTCGTCAATTGCCCCTACTTGTTTGCCCATCATCATGGCCATGTCTTCAAATACTTTGACAAAGTTTCCGCCGCCGTTGTTCAACGGAACCACTGCTTCGTCACCGTGTGCAATGATGGGATATCCTGAATCTGGTCCGCTGAACACACCACCATCAGCTGCTTGCAGTTGGAAATGCACAGGATCTTTGGGCACAGTTTGTCGCAATCCGTTTGCAAGTAGCGCAGCCATGGCTTTGGGATCAGTATAGTTTTGTATATCTGCGGCATCGCCTCTTTCGTGAGAGCTTCTGCCCGGAGGAGCCACAGGCATACCAGTTGGACCTATCCCCGGGCGCCCGGCATTTGTTGTTTCGTCGTACAAACGTTTTTGATCTTCGGGACTGCGGAATGCACTGTTCATTTGTAGTTTTTGACCAGTTTGTTCAAAATACTGTTGCCCTGCTGCCACCAACGCAGTCTTCATGCTTTCATTTAATCCATCAAAGTTTTGACGTTGACCGCTTTTGCCTGTGAATTGCAGTACGTCTTCAGGTTTGGCTCCGCCTGGTGTTCCAGTTGTGGCACTTGATGCACCTTTTGCCGCAGCACCAGAGGGTGTTGCAGCAGCCGCTGGCTCTGAACCTGTGGCTGCGGGAGCTGGTGTGCCTTGTCGGGCAAATCTATTGTCACTGGCATCTGATGTTGCAGCACCGGCACCAGCGCCGGCCCGGCGCGCTTCTTTTTTAGCCAAAGCACCACCAAATGCTTGCAACTCGCGTACCCGCTTATCAGCCGCCAGGTATTCTTTATTTGCTTCTTTCATGGCATCATCTTGGCCAAAGCCTGCTTTTTCTGCAGCCGTTGCGGTTTTGAATACCTCGTCACGTTTTGCCCGTGCAATTTTTCTTTCTTCTTCGGCACGTTTTATGATGTCAGCTTCCATTTTAGAAACTTCTTCTTTTTTGCTAATAAGATCTTTTTCGTCTCTCAAAGCTGCTAATTTTTCCGCGTAGAATTTTGTTTCGCGGGCTGCGTTAATTTTTTCTATTTCTGTCTTGGCATTGACTTGATCTGTTTGAGCTTTGGCCAAGGCCTCTTGTGTCTTTTCAATTTCTTTTTGTTTGCCGGCAACTTTGTCTTCTTTGACCCCCAGACCCACCAAATTCAACAAAGAGTTGAGGCCAGTGGTCAGCGAACTAAAAACATCTGCTAGTTTATCTGTAACATCAGCCAATCTTTGCATGTTGGCCAGTGCATTGGGAATACCTTTGAACACATCTCTTTCAAGTTTTGCGTTTATCTCCTGTTGTGTCTTGAGCATTTTGCTGTACTCAGCAGTGACGGCATCGCCTTTGGCTTCTCGCTGTCTCAGTTGCTCTGCTTCAATCTTTCGCAAGGCTTCATCATAGCCTAGTTCAGCAATCAATGCTGCGTTGGCTTGTTCAGAAGATTTAAGGAATTTTCCGTTGCCGGCTTCTAACATGCTGAGCTGATTGCCCTGGGTTTTTTCAAATTCAGCAATGCTTTTGAACATTGGCATCAATGCTTCTTCAGGATTCATACCAGCCAGTATATCTTGAACTGCTTTTAAGTTTCCGCCGTATGAGGTTGTAAACAGTTCTTGTGCTTTTTGATTTTTAAGATTATTATTAACACTGGCCATGAATCCTTCAGCCACGCCATCACCGGCCGCTGCGGCCATTATCAATCCCTTGCGTAATCTGTCGGCTGTTGCTAAACTTTCTGCGTCACCCGCTCTTTCCAATGAACGAATCTTGGCATTGAATTGTTCGCTTTCTCTAGCACGATCCAAAATGGCCTGTTGTTTTTGTGCGCTGATACCGGTGAGTTTGGTCAGCTTGTCTTGTTCATAAATGTAAGCTCTAGCACCGTCAGCTAATTCTTTGGTGGTCATGTTTTGTGCACGACCAGCCAGTGTCATGTTCTTGACATAACGCATCATGCCTTCGTTTTGCGCTTCTTGGCTTATACCCATGTTGAAAAAGCCAACTCTTGATGATTCAAGAGCTTCGCCCATGTCGGCAAACTTTTTACGTCCTTCAGCTACTGACCCAGTTAACAATGCAAGTTCTTGACTGTTATTAGAAATCAAGCCTATCATGCTGTCCAGCTGGTTCATGCTCAAGCCCAGCTTCTTGGCATCGTTGAACACGCCGGTCATGCCATCGGCAGCTGCGGCACCTGATTCTTGTAGTTTGCTGTACCCTGTGTACAGCTTGTCGGCCATGTCATTGGCTGCTTTGGTGTAGGCAATGGCTGCTGTGGTTGCCATGGTCAGGCCAGCAACTAATCCTTTTATTATAAATCCGCCTGGGATCAGCAGAGCAAGAGCGGTGCCAGCGGCTGTGGCTGCTGCACTCAATTGGTCAAGAGAACTGTTAAAGGCCGCAGCACCTTTCTTGCCTTCGTACATGGCTTTGCCAGCTTCTATACCAGCCGCTGCCAAACTGCCCACTGCGTCAGTGGCTTTGCCCACGCCCTTGCTAAAATTCTCAATGCCGTATTTGGCCTTCATCTGCGCATCAGTTAAGCGATCGGCGGTTTCGGCGGAGACTTTGCCGTACCTGGCAAGTTCTCGCTGTACCTCTGCCATTGCGTCAGCAAGTTCTCGTGCGTTTCCGGAAATATCTTCTGCCATGATTCAAGCCTATAAGTATAGGTATATTTATAGGTGAATTATGTCCCAAAATTCTAACCCTCTAAAACAATATTTTAGACAACCAACAGTGTATCTGCGTTTGCCTTCTGAAGGCAACTTCTGGGCCGCTGGTGCTGTTGACATGCCCCCAAACAAAGAATTGCCGGTATTGCCCATGACTGCTCTTGATGAAATCACATATCGCACACCGGACGCATTGTTCAACGGGTCAGCAGTGGTCAATGTAATTCAAAGTTGCGTTCCCAATATTCGGGATGCATGGTCCACACCGGGAACTGATCTTAATTCTATCTTGGTGGCAATCAGAATTGCCAGCTACGGACATGGCATGGAAATCAACAGTGCCTGCCCCAAGTGCAACAATGAAGACGAGTACAGTATTGACTTGCGTGTAGTGCTGGACAACTTGCAAATGCCAGACTACATGACCCCACTCAAAGAAGGTGATTTGGAAATTTCGTTCCAGCCAATGGCTTATCGTGATCAAAACGACACCAACATGAAACAGTTTGAAGAGCAGAGAATTTTGCAGTCTGTGCCCAACAGCGACTTGCCCGACGAGCAAAAATTAGAAATGCTAAATCAAGCCTTGAAAAAAATCACCGAGTTGACCGTGAGTACCTTGAAGTGGAACATTGCCAGCATCAGAACTCCACATGTGTTGGTAACAGACCCCACGCACATTGAAGAATTTTTACGCAATACTGATCGAAAATTGTTTGTCAAAATTCGCGACCTGATCATTGAAAAACGCAATGTCAGTGAGTTCAAACCTGTGCAAATCAAATGCGGGGCATGTGGGCACGAGTACAAGCAAGCAGTCACTTTAGACCAAACAAGTTTTTTCGATCAAGCCTCCTGATCTCGTCTGCTGAAGAAATTTCTGCCACCGTTGAACGCATGGAAAAGGAGGCGAACGACTTGAAAGCGCAGTGCTTGAAAATGAGTTGGCACCTGCGTGGCGGCGGCAGTTATGAAGATGTACTCAACATGAGTTTCAATGAACGCAACATGGTTGCAGAGCTGATCAAGACCAATCTTGAAACCACACAAAAATCCAAACTACCGTTCTTCTGATGGAAATTGAACAAGTCCGCCAACACATAGCATACTGGATTGAAAACTTTGTGGAGGTTCCGCATCCCGCCTTGGGCAATTTTCCGCCCTGCCCTTTTGCACGGTCAGCTAGACTGAAAAAAAGTTATGAAGTATATCTAGGAACGGATCCTTATTATGATCTCAAAAATCGAGCACGTTGGGGACTGCAAGGCAAAGAAGTTGTGATCTATGTGTATAATCCCCAAGAGTGGCCGCATCAGTTGTTTTCGGCCAGTTTGAACATTGCCAATCAAGACATGTTGCTACGGCAAGATCTAATTGCCTTGGAAGATCATCCCGATGATCCAGAGATTGTGAATGGTGTGTGCATGAACCAGGGCACCTATGCCCTGGCCTTGGTGCAGAGTCTCAGTGATTTGAATGCCAAAGCCCAACAGATGGCCAACCGAGGATTTTATCACAACTGGCCTGAACAATACCTGCAGTCATTGTTTCAGCATCGACAGGATCCCAGATCATGAGTATGACATTTGGATGCATTGATCTTGAACAAGTCACATATCAAAGCAACATCGAATGCGAACGCTTGTGTCCTGTGCCCCTGGATGATGTATTACGAGTGTATCGTGCCTACTGTGCACACAAGCATTTTCACAGTGTCATGCCCATGGTACCTGGTAGATTTTCTGTGCCAGGCACCGAGGTCTGGGGATATCGCGATCAGGGGCGATTGGTGGCCTGGAGCATGTACCGAGTATGGGATCCGCAGTCGGTGGTGTGTGATCACCATGCTTGGGATTATCGCAATCCGCGGTTGAGATTGGGCATACGCAGTTTTCAAAACGAATGCACGATCTATCGCGACCGCGGATTCAAAACAATGTATTTTGAAAGTGTGGAACCTTACATGTTTGATCTACAAGGATTCAAAATACTGGGACCTAAGGAGTAACCAATGGACTTATACACAATTTGGGCCGACAAACAAGACGACATATCAGATCTTGACTGGGTCAACGGCATGAAGAGTTTTTTTGATCATTTGATCTCTGAAGACAAGATGGTAGACTATCGTATCACAAGATGCAAGATGGGATTCCGTTCAATTGCAGACATGCCAGAGTGGATGATCATCATGGAGTTTCGTGACATGGGCCAAATGGACAGTGCTTTTAGACGAGTAGCACCACTTGAGGGCGAGCTTGAAGTCAAGCACAAGTCATTCAATCAATTTGTGTCAGGCAATATTCAACATGCCTTGTTTAGAGACTGGCCAGATACATTTGTATGAGCATGAATGACATTGTGTTAATTGCCATCAGGGAAGAAGCACCGGATCTCAGCCACATGATGAACTTGTTTTATACAGGCGTGGGCAAAGTAAATGCTGCCATGACTGCTGCGGAAGTCATCACAAAGTATCGTCCACGACGTATCATTAACTTTGGCACAGCTGGTGGTATAACAGTTGCGCCAGGATTCTATCAATGCACTCAATTTGTGCAAAGAGACATGACTTGTGAAGCACTAGGGTGTACACCAGGACAAACACCATTTGAAACTGGCACTCACATTGGCAACTCTACTGGCCTAATTTGCAGTACTGGCGATAACTTTGTGATGAATCCCGAACTGGAAATACCAGCAGATGTAGTAGACATGGAAGCCTATGCCATAGCCAAAGCATGTGAGAAATATGGAGTTGAATTTGTGTGTTGGAAATACATCAGCGATCAAGCCAATCAACACGCACACAATGATTGGAAACAACAAGTGTCTCAAGGACA